AAACCCCCAGAAATGGGGGTTTTTTCATTTAACCGTATTCTCTTCTATAGTTTGGTAACATAAACGAATCGTCGGCAGTCTTTCGGTATATGTCATACTGATATGTGATATTGGTAACAGACATTGGTGCTGCTCCGTTGCCCTGAACAACTACTGGTTTTGATTCTTTTTCTTTTTCTTTACCATTACCAAATATTCCACCGATCAATGCACCACCAATACCACCAACTGCGGAACCAATTCCTGCTGCTAAACCACCCGCTGCTGCGCCTACTCCCGATGCTATACCACCTGCTGCTGCACCAATTGCTGGTGCTGCTGCTAATGCCATTCCCATCGGTGTTGCCATTGCTGCCGCTCCGGCAAGACCACCCAATCCCCCACCAACTGATCCTAGTACTCCACCAAGTCCACCACCCTTAGTGGCTGCTCCTAGCATACCACCTCCACCACCTCCTGCTGCTCCTAGCATTCCACACATACCACCTCCACCACCTCCTGCTGCTCCTAGCATTCCACCCATACCACCTCCACCCGAAGACATTGCTGATAATGGTGATCCACCACCCATTCCTTTTGCCATATTTGCCATTTTTCCAACAGCACCTAGTCCCTTAAGACCTTTTAATGCACCACCAACGGCTCCAAGACCCGGTATAAAAGACATAGCAGTTGATGCAATATCCAATAATGCTTCGCCGCCTCGTTTTGCACCAGATCCTTCTTCTTCTGGAGTTGCTGCGTTTGCTTGTGCCGCAGATGCTGCTTCTGCTGCATCTTCGACTTTCTTTTCAGGAAGAACAGCAGTTTTTGTTATTGCCTCTACTTCTCCTTTTTTCTCACCAACAAGAGATGCTTCTTTGGCTTTATCTCCTATAACTGTTATTTTTGCCCCAGAAGAACCACCTGCTTCAGTTGCATTTTCTTCTAACTTAGCAGGAGTTGATTTTGGTGGTTCAACTTCTGAATTTGATATTTGATTATTTGATGTTGAAGCGGCAACTAAAGCATCTGCTTTTGCTATTTCAGCATTTCTTTTTGTGTCTTGTATATCCGAATTTCCTGCTTCTTGTTCTATACTAGTCATTTTTGTGGATGTCAAATTTATCAAACCACTCAATGCATCTTTTACATTTTTCCCATCTTCATACGCAGGAAGCGTTAAAACATATTGGTTTTTACCAAAAGATTGTAACTTATTGGTTATTTCTTTGTTTTTAACCATCGAAACAAGTTTTTCTTTATCAACTTGTGGTAGTTTAACAACGGTTTGACTTGCTTTTAGAACTAATGGGTTACTAAATTTGCGAGTTGTCTCATTAAGTTGAACTGGAGATAGATTTTTTTTATCTAATTCTTCATTTTTTGTCTTTGCCTTCTTTATAGTTGGCAAAACATCAATCATTTTTTGGAAAACCTGAGCAACTTTCCCACTTTTTGAAAATGATTTCAAAAATGGAAGATAGATTTTTTCTGCTTCTTTCTTCAGGAAGGTTTTTATTTGTTTTTGATGAGTTGTTTTCATAGTTTTTCTTAGTTACCTAGTTTTTCATTCAAATCATCTATGTGCTTTCTCATCATATCAACAAAAAGGTTCCTTTCCCACGGTATCATTCTTTCAACTTGATCTAAAGGTACTTTATGTTCAAAGAAAATTTGGAAATTTATCTTAAAAAGCGCACTTAAATCTGCATAACCAAGAATAATTCTAAAAAATCGGTAAATCCTCGTAAGGTTAGGTTGCGTTTTGTCCCATCACTGGTGACGTAATCTATGTTTTGTTCGATTGTTGGTATTTCTTTTAGGAATCCCAGTAGGCTTTTAAATTGCTTTGATGTTAAAGACTCGATGAATTGAGTAATTTCTTGCTCTTGCACATCTTTTGCATAATAAGTCTCATCTCCAGCCTGTATTTCCTTGACACAGAGAGCCAAAAGTTCAATAATGCCATCTTCTTCTTCCTTAATTTCAAACTTATTCAGTTTTAAGTAAGTTTCAAGGGTTGGTTGTTGCATTACTACAGAAATTGAAGCATCAAGTTTTACTTTGTTGTTTATTTTCTTGTTTGATATCTTTGTTTTCTGTAAATCTATCTTTGTTGGTATTCTTTCACCTGTAACTGGGCATGTGATGATGCAATCTACTACTTCTCCGAGTGATTTTTCTCTTATCTTGAGAAAAAGGTACTCTAAATCACAAAATGGAAGAGTTTTGCAGTCGTCTTCTGGAATTCCCGTGGTGCAAGAGTTTATTACCTCTTGAACAGTAGTCATAAGATTGTCGAATGACGAAGTTTCCTTCGCAATCATCAAATTCTTTTCTTCACGAACCACAAATGGTCTATAAGTGACTCGTTTTTGACTGCATGGTAAAATTTCAGTATATTTTGGTGTTTTTTCAATCAATAATTCTTTAAGCATAATTAAATTTCCTCATAATTATTTATTAGACAGAATACCACTTAGATCTTGCATAGAACATATTCACCATAAATCGAAGTGGTGTATTAAATGCAGCCGCATCAAGTTTTACTGGAACAATTTCCAATGGAATGCAATCACTCATTACAACGATAGCAGTAGTAGCAGGATCTCCAGCAGGACCTCCGGCGGATAATGCTCGTATTTGTACATCTCCTGCTACATTTTCTAAAAATTCTACTCGATTGAAGTATTCGTTTGATGCGCCAGAGGAATCTTTAAAAAATGCAGATTGCCAGTCTTCAAAGTATTTTCTACTTACCCAAGACTCTTCAGTTACAAACTGAAACACATTGCTGTTATAGTCTATACCATATGGAATACCAATAGGTGCAGCAGCACCTGACATAAAATCATTATATGCTCTGATTTTACGAGATGGAACTTGAGCCATGTCGCACATAAAATCTACAGAATCAGTATTTGGTCTTGAAATAGATACCCGGAATTTAGTAGAAAGTTGTATTCCCTTTTGTTGGGAAATGTATTCCATGATTCCACCGGGAGTCCCGGAATATAGGGGTGATGTCATTAAGTTTTTCCTTTGAATATATTGTTTTCAGTCAAAACCATGAACTTCCACCCCTGTTTCGAACAGAATTGTTTGGCAGAATCCCACTTAGATTTATTTATCTGATATTGTAGGCTTTCTGTTAGGAAAGTCTTACTACTTTTATTTCCACGCACTGGTTCTTTTGTTTGCTTGTCTGGTTTTATCTCAACAACTAGAGTCTCAACAGAAGAATTCTTTTTTACTTCAAATAAAAAGTCAGGATAATACATGTGTGGTCTATTATCCATCGGAGAGATGTATGGAATTTGCAGTTCTTCGCTCGACCAACGAATAACATTCGTATTTTCGTCTAAATACTTACAGAATGTTCGTTCCCACAGTGATCTACATATTATGTTGTCTGGGTTGCCAACATATTTGTGTGGATTTTTTGGTTTATACTTACTCTTATACGCCATAGGAACTTAAATGCCTCTACCATCTGATGTTACATTTCCCTCTACTAGTAGATATCAGAGTCAAGTTGCTGTTTGGGTTAAATTTGCACCACAAAACTTTAGCACACTACCAGAAGCACGGGTACAAGCAAAAACTGTAGGTGCAAATGGTGCTATCATTCTTCCCCTACAACGCTATAGCAGCCCAAACTCCGCAAACTATGAAGATGTGGAACCAAGTAATACTGAAATGATTGGTCAGGGTATTCGTGACATGTTTAGCGGTGGTGGTGTTGGCAAACTTTCTGCTGTCTTGGGTAATTTACCAATATCACCGATGGGTGGATTGAGCGTAAACAATGTTATGAATTTTATTGGCGGGATTAAAGGTGCAGCATTACAAGATATATCGCACAGCGATTTGATGTTTAAGAATGCCGCAAAACGAGTTCATGCGTTTTCATTTTCGCTGTATGCAAAAAACGCGCAGGATGCAGAGAACTTAGACTATATTGCAGATCAATTCCAAACTAGTCTATATCCATTCTTAGAATCAAGATCATTAAATAAAGCAACTCCACCCCCCATGTGGAAAATACAAATAGTTCCCAGTTCAGGATCTGATAAATCAATGGTTCTTAAAAACCACATTCAACCTAGCGTGTTGGTAAATTGCAGTATCAATAGAATGGATAGCACTGCACCAGTTATAACAACTAATAATTATTTCTTAGGTTTAGATATAACTTTATCATTCTCCGAAATTGAACCAGCATATGCCTCGTACAAAGGTCCAGGACTTTTCAGTAGATCATCTGCCGGTTTTGACACAATAATCTAAAATGATATACTTTAACCTCATTCCAACCATAAAGTACAAATTCTCATCCGGTGAATATACAGTTGCTGATATATTCACTAGAGTAGGATTAAATAAAAATTTCTTCAAAAGCACGGAACTGTATTATGAAGAAACAAGTGATACTGTTCTAAGTCCTGATAGACTATCGTTTCAAAAGTATGGAAAATTTGATTACTATTGGCTTCTTATGCTTGCCAATAATGTTTATGATGTTAACACAGATTGGCCATCTTCTCAGGCTGGTTTTGGTGAAGAACTGGCTCAATACTCAAACAAATTAGTGTACTACATTTATGAGAATGCAGACATTATTCCAAATGATATTCTATATTTTGATACAGGATCATATGGTGTAATTGAGTCATGGAATCCATTTTACAAAGAACTCGTAATCAAAGAAAATTTCAATTTACCAACCACAGATTTGGCATCACGAACATTTACCATAACGAGAATATACTCAGATGGTACTACTACCAATCTTAACACATATTGTTCAACAACTGCCGAACCAACTCAAGAATTTCATTGTTTTGGATTTAAACCATATTTAGAAGCACCTAGTGCAATATATGGAAGTTTTGGTAATGTCTTAAATCCATTTCTGACTGTAACAAGTCAAACTGTATCAGAGTCGGAAATACAAATAGATACATGCACTGATGATGATAAAACAAATTTTCAAACTACTCTCATATACAAGGTTGTAAATAATCAAACGGTAAATAACATCACTGTATTGAGAAATGATAAAAGACTACTAAATGAATATGGTGAAAAAATCAAGTTGAACATTATAAATTCTTCAGTTGCTCCTCTGTTGGAAGATAAAGCAAAAATGATGTTCAGTGATCCAACAACAACTGCAAACACAATTTTTAGAACTGGTTAAATATGGCAAAAGCGGATCAAATAGTACAAGATATTTACAATTTAAAAATTTATGAGATAAAAGTCCTTGCAACTTCCGGGGAAGTTTATCAAATTATACGAAATGGTTGAAGGAATGTTTGAAGCATCTGTTGTTGGTAAATTGACTATTCGTGATTTAAATTCAACTATGGAACAAGTGAATTTCACTGGATTTGAAGATTTAGTTGTTAAGATGGAAAATCCACAGGTTCCCAATTCATATAAGTCTTTGCGTTTTAAGATTTACAATGTAAAAGCATCAGATGATCAGATTGCAAACAATAAGGTTAAAGAAGATGTAAATGTAACTAATGTAAAATTAGAAATTCAATTCTGCTCATATGAACATTATTTGCTTACTTATAGAGAATTTACAGAACTGGCTGGATTAACCGGCGCAGATATTATTACAAAAATTGCATCATCTAAAGAAAATGCCAATCAGGATACTCCAGTTGGTCTTGTTAATATGATCAATAATCAGTTTTTCAAAACCGGAAAAACTAATACTGATACGACACAAAAAGAAATGTTTATTGAACCAACTGGAAACTGGATCTGGTACAAACAGAATCAGTCTTTATATCCTTGGGGCAAATTAACAAGACCAATTAAAGCAGCACAATTAATGCAGTTTTTGGCAGAATATGCAGTTGGTGAGGAAAACCAATATGCATGTAATTTCTTATTTTGGCAAGATCTTGACAGATGGAACTTTAGAAGTATTGAATCTTTGCTGAAGGAATCTGTAGTCAGAGAATATGAAGTAACTAATATTCCAACTCAGAATAAAAACATTTACACATTGGAGACAGTACAAGAAGCCAATTTCTTAAGACTATTTGAATCAAATGCTATAGCATCCAAATATTATTTAATTGAACCTAAATGGGATCAACCATATAGAGAATATCTTGATTATAATGAATCACATTCGTTCAAAGAAGTAAGTTATGATTATTTCAAAGATTACAATAAATGGTTAAAAGTAGAAAACCATCCTTTATTTGATACAAGCGTTGACACCAAGCCAACAGTTGCCAATATCATAAATGATAATGTATCTGGTTATTTCTCTCCGAGTTATAGTAACAGAGATAAGACTGTAGAGTGGGAACATCATGGCTATACTCTATCTAACCGAGATGGAATGGTATCATGGCAACCAATGTTTGATCAAGTTGATCTCGATGGAGAAATCTGCAAGAAGATTCAAAAAGATATCAAGCAAAAGATCAAAGATAAAAGAATAGAATATGCAAACAAGAAAAATCTAAAAGAAAAGTGGAAAGTATATCGTTGTAGTATTTGCTGTGATACTCGTTATCAAGACATCACTGCATTAGAAGATGTTGTATTTACTCCAGAATATGGAGTTGTGGCTGCTGGTGCATTTAGTGATATGGTTAACTATATGGGAGCAACTGGTTCTACTTTACCTGCTATGTTCCCTGCTGGTTTGTCTTTGAGTTATGACTTTGAGTCTGAGCCTTTTAATACAACAATTGGTGATTTGATGTATTTACGCGAAACACCAGATCTGCAAACCAAATATCTTTATGATCTAGAACTGAAGAGAATTGATATTGCAAAAGAAACAATACAAAATGCAATTACTAGACTTCAAGACGTAAAACCAAAGTATGAGGATCTTCCTATATGCAGTGATCCAGTGGCTATACAAGAGTGCCAGGAGAATCGCCTGAGTGTAGGGAGAGACTGTTTTTGCTCAGAAGAAATAAAATCAAAGTACATAAAAGATTATTTTAGCAATCCAATCAGAAATAGACAAGAATTACTTGCTTCTCCTTATTTTGATTCTATGGCAGATATAATTATTAGTGAAAAAGAAAACTTCACAAAAGTATACGAAGAATATAAAAATAGAAAAGCATTCTTTATCTCCAATCAAATTGGTTTTACTGCTGACAATTCACAGAAGAATTTGTTTAATATTAAATCAATAAAGAGAGTACCAATTCGTGGTAGTAAATATGAAAAATTAGCACAAAAGTCTGTTGTATCTCAATTAATTTCTTCTCTTGGTGATGGAGTCACTGCGGACTTTAAAGGATTTCCATCTGGAGCAACTTCATATTATCCTTATGAAATTTTCTATGATAATGATAATACAATTGATCCAAAGATAAAACATCCACATTATGACTCTGGTTATGATTTTGATGTTGGATATCAAGTAAATCCTGCATTTTCGTTGTTTGATCCAGCGGGTGGTCCAGATTCTGGTTCTGCTATTGATCCTGATCCAATTAAGCAATTTCTATATTTTATTACAGTAAGAGTTAAAAATACCACGCAATGGGAAAGCACTGGTCCGGTAATTCCGCCGCGCGATCCGTGGTGCCCGGGTTGTGATTGCAGCACCGGCAATCCCGGCGGCGGCTTCGGCGGCGGCGGCGGTGGCGGCGGCGGTGAAAGGTGTCCATGTTGCGATGAACCACCACCAGGCGAATGTGATGGTGTAGAAATCAAGACTGAAACCGGCACAAGTTATGGTATTTATGATAAAGTAATTACGGATCATGATCCAAGTAATTTAACAAAAAGTAATATTATTTCTACAATAGTAAATAAATTAGTAACAAATTGGGATGGAACTCAATATGGTAATACTAGTAATGTTACTTCTAATTCTTTTACTTCAACACAAGAAAGCGAAGTTAAATGTGGTACTCGAAAACTAGTAAAAAATATTAAATTTGAGATTGATTTTGTACACTCGGACAATAAAGGTAATGCATTTTTGTCACAATATGATCCCGGTGTGTGTGTTCTAGAACCATTTGGTATGGAGCGAATAGAAGATTTTAATCCAATAGAATATTTAAATTCTAGAAATTTTACAGATATTCAGCCACCAGCAGATGATGAAGAACCAAAACGGCCAATTGAAACTGTTTTAGAAGAAATTGAAAGTTTTGTGCGAGTAGAATTTCAAAAACCAATTGGTACAAATACTCTATATGATTTTCCTAAAGGTTTTTATGATACTCCAGGCTCAGAATATTATTTACCATATCATGTTCTTCTAACTGCTGGTCCATTCGGAACAAAATCTGTTGATTACAATATATCTGTCTTAGGACAAGATCCATATGGATTTGATGTTGCTGTTAAACGAATACGGAAGAAAAAACAAAAATTAAAACCAGAAAATAAAGCATTAGTCAATAATAAAGACTTCCATGTTATGGAAAAGGGATACACGAATCCAATATATTCGATTGATTCCTATTCAAATCAGTATTATACTTATGCCGGATCTTACGCTACATCATATGGTTTAATGCCATCTTGGTATAAAAAGAGTCTTTATTATAATGAAGCTAACATAGTAACCTATTTATCTCCATTCCGTGGTAACAATTTTTACACAACAAATGATAATAATTCAGTAAGGTTTGATTCGTTTAGAAATGCTGTTTTATATTCTCCAAATTTAGCAAGCAATCGTTATTCGTCTTTTACTATATCAACTGAGGCATTTTATTATGATTTAGTAAAATCGGTTACACGAACAAATCCATTATCATTACCAACATCATATTTTGAAATTAATAATATAAGGCCCCAAGGAGTTAATACCGCATATTTGACCCCGTTGTACTATTGTTTGTCGTGGATAACTAACTTTATTGAAATTGATTATGGTGATAATCCCAACAGTGGTTTCTTCTCAAATTGGTACTATGATGGTAGTGATGTTCCAACCTCATTTAAGTATAATTCGGTTATGTTATATCCGGGAAATACGGTTATATATGTTAGTAGTTATGGTGATAATACATTACCAGTGTCTAAAGATTATTTTAAATCAAACGCCTCATATTATCCCGGAGAAATATATGAAAACGAACCTTGGATTTCTTTCTTTGAACTGGATTTAAGAAATAGAAACGACAGAGTAGAACCAGAAGAAGAAACGGCATTCTATGGTTATTATTACGGTTCTGCTATATGGCAACATCCACAATTGGCTGGATTGACTGCTTCTGTTTGGAAGAACGATATATCTGGTGAAACCGAATATGGAATCGTTGGTCCAGAACTAGAAGAGGATGATTCTACATTTGACAGAAACTTTGCTGCTCAGTTTGTGGTAATGTCCAGAGAAAGCATTCAACTTGATACACTTTGTGCTGGTTATAACTGCTCAAATCCAAATCCAGTAGATAACACACCATGTCCAGATGACAATCCACTTTGCAATTGCCCATGTCAGGAATTGCGTCCAGACAGATTGTCTATGGGAATAACTGGTCCTGAACCAACATTCAAAGAACTCAAAGATCTTGAAGAGGAAATAAAGGAATGTACTCTCATAGAAGATGTACTTGGTGAGGATTGGTTGGGTTGTGTGTGGGGAGATACCAAGAATCCATTAAACTGCAATTGTCCGTGTATTGGTAAGTATTTCTTAGATTATCTTAAGTATTCCCAGACATATTGCACATTCTGGAACACTCCACCGGAGCGTCCATTGTATAGAAATGCACAAATGATGCAGATCAACACAAATAAGATTGCAATTAAACTGAACGGCGACTTCACCTTAAGACCCGGAATGAAAGTCAAACTTAATATGGGTAATAAAAGATATGGTGGAATTTGGCTGGTATCTGCTATTAACCATGATATTGCGAGAACAAAGCATCTTATGGATGTCTTGTTGATGAGAGACACAGAATCCACAAATCATGATAACAGAGCCACTAAATTGAAACTAAATACTCAATAAGGCATCAATGAAATACAGGGACTTAGACATCTTCTTTAAAAAGAATGCAGACACCGGAGACATATCATTTGTATCCAACAATTCTTCGATTATTCAGTCGATAAAGAATATTGTCCTGACTCGAAAGGGTGAGCGTCCTTTCAACAATTATTTTGGAACAGGAACCGTTGATTTGTTATTTGATAATCCATCTCCGGTTGATATAGCGTTTTTACAAAAAGACATAAAAACGATCCTAGAAGAAATAGAACCAAGAATAATAGTAGATTCTGTAGAAGTCTTGTATCCCCTTGAAGATACAAGCGCGGCTGATGCCAAAATAAATATAAAGTATAAGTTAAATAATGGTCAACAAAACTTCCTAACCCAAACACTTGTACTAACGGTATAAAAATATGGCACAAATTAACCTATCAGAACTAGACTTTGACAGCATACGGGCTTCTTTGGTCGATTACCTAAAGAAGCAAGATACCGTAAAGGATCTTAACTTTGAAGGTTCTGCTGTTAACTTTCTATTGGATTTGTTGACATATAACACTTTATACTACGCTCACTTTGCAAATATGATCTCTAACGAGTCCTTTTTGGATTCAGCCCAACTAGAAAGATCTATAGTTTCTCTAGTTAAGCCATTAGGTTATGTTTTACCAACTAAAACCAGTGCTACCACGCGAATAAAACTACGAAGCGTTACTAGTACTTCAGTTATTGATCCATTTACAGTGAGTGTTTATGGAGTAACCCCAGAAGGTCTACGATATCAGTTTTGGAATATAGATTCCATTCCAGTTGGTGGTTCATCTGCTCCATCCAATGAAACCAACTATTTCACTATGTATGAGGGTGTAAAAACTGAATTGAGTTATGGTGGAGATGGTTTCGATTTTCCAGATCAGAAGATATTCATTCCTGATCTGAACATGGACATCAGAACACTCAAAGTAGAAGTACAACGAACCACTGATGCCATCTATAATTACTGGTCAAGAGTAGACACATATAGTGGTGCATTTATAGAACCAACATCAAATCTATACAGTTTAGAAAGAACCACAGCAGGTTTTATTGTTAAATTCCGAACCACATCAAGTTCTTCTGCTAATTTGGTTGCTGGAGACAAAGTAAAGATTCAATATATTTCCTCCAATGGTTCAAATGGAAATGCCGCTGCTACTTTTGTTCCAGTGGTGGTTCCTAATGGAAGTTCTGTTGTAAACATACAACCAGCATCTGGTGGTATGAATTCTCCAGATCTAGATGAGGCAAGAAGAATAGCACCAAGCGTATTCTCGGCACAACAACGCCTAGTAACTAAATATGATTACTATGGTTTCTTGTCTCAGATGGGATTCACGAACATAAATGTGTGGGGTGGTGAGGAAAATTCACCTCCAATATATGGAAGACTATTATTCACTGCTGCTAATATTGCAACCAGTGATAATTCCATCATAAAAGATGCTATAGCAAAGATAAAAGAAAGATCAGTTGTTACTATCTTGCCAGAGTATATTCCACCGAAGGCAATGACTGTCAATTTCACATTAAATACACAGTACGGCACTAATGCGGCAACAGATCCAACAACAGCAATAAATGGAATGATTACTGATTTAGAAGCAATGTATCCAATTGGGTCATTCGGTTCTAGTTTAAAATATAGTGATGTGAATTCTACCGTAGAGTCATATACTGGCTATAGCATAGATTCTATACAGGATTTGAGTTTACAATATACTGTATCACCTTCGACAAGAACTACCACATTAAATTTTAAAAATAGCATCAAAAAAGGAACAGATTCAACTTCAGGTGTTGGTGTTGTATCTTCTTCATTTGTAAGTCCATATTATTCACAAGGAACAGTACAAATCAGAGATGTTCCTGTTATATACACAAACACAACAAATCCACCATCCATCGGAAAACTTAGACTCTATGGTATACCCGAAGGCTCCACTGATGCTAGTATAGATTTAAATGCTGTTGTCGGTGAAATAAACTATACACAGGGAACAGTATCAATATACCCAAATCTTTCTACAGATTCATTTGATGTTAAAGTCAATCCAGTAACAACAACACTTATTAATTCTCAAGATGAAGTTTATTTGAAACTCAACATAACAGGTACAACACCAGTAGCAAGATAAAATGCTAACAACAGTTTTACTTAAAAAGCCTCAAACAACACCATCCCAAGAAGTATTGGAAGAGGCTATTCCATTTAAAAATTATGTAAAGAATTTAATACAAAATAATGTAACTTCTAGTTCTGATCCAGTGGGGCAGAATTATTGCGTGGCTCCATCTGTAATAGAATCACAAATTCCATTCTGGATTAAACAAAATTATGGTACAGATTCTAATGAAAACTATTTAATAGCATTCTTAAAGAGTTACTACAACTGGATTTACTGTGGTTTTAAGAAACAGGATGTTCAACTTACACCATATGATATCGAAGAACTATTAGACATAGATCGTGTTCCAGACGCTTTCTTAGACGAATACATCAAGTCATACGCTCCATTTATATCTCTGCCATCAATTTCAGCAGTAGACAAACAATATGTTCGATCATTTATACGATCAATCAAGAGTGACTTTTTGATCACAAAAGGAACAGAGCCAGCATATCGCTATCTTCTAAAAACTCTATACAATGTTACCAATGTTAATATAGATTACCCCAAGAAGTATTTGATGAGACTCAACGGTGGTAAATATGTTGATTTTTCTTGGGATTTTGTTCCAAGTGACATAATTGATCTTCCAGAAAACTTTGATCCAGATAACCCAATTCAAAATGATGTATTGGCCGGAAATGTAGGTTATGATACACAAAACAGATCCAATTTGTTTGGTGCTGCTTTAAATGAAGCAGTTCTTCCAGATGATTATTTCTGGCAAGAATATTCATATATTCTTACTTCAGATGCAACAACAGAACAGGCTCAAAATTATAAAAATACATTATTGGCTGGAACTCATCCGGCTGGTATGTTGGGATTCTTTGAACAATATGTTCCATTAGATGATGTAGATACTGGTGCAGATGATAATACTGATACAAACATCCCAGTTGACTACACCGAACTTCCTGTAATTGGACGATATCTATTGATGTTTCCGGGGATAACAACAGGTATTGCTGGAACAGGTTTAAATCTATATTCACTATATCATCAAAGTAATGCGTGTACAGATCAAAAAAACTATACATGCTATTGCTGCACTAATTATTGCGACCCGATGGGCACAACTGGTTATTATCCACAACATGTATTTCCTACTTGGGATAATGATGTCAAACAATCTATAGTAGGAACTATACCCAGAACTCTTGGTAATATGACAATACAAAGTTTTATTGAATTAAATAGAGCAAATCCCAATGATATATCGCCAAATGCGAATCTTATAACTTGCGCCACTGCACAATGCGGTAGTTGTCCCTGAGCATAAGGATAAACATGACAATCAAAAATCAAATAAAATCATTTACAGCAAAAACTACAAAAGACGAAGTAAGCAAATTCTTTATTTTTATGGGTGGTATATCAGGTGCTGCTGCTTCTGTCGATGATACCGATGTTTCGTTAGTCAGTAGAATTACCCAAGATGAGGTTTCGACTGTTGTTCCACGAGTTAATTGGTCATACAATTCTGAATATGAACCATATTATGTCGGTTCTCTTGGAGATCAATCTTATGTTTATAATAATGTATCGGATATAGTATATCTGTGTGTTGGTAAAAATCAATCAACTGGATTGATCGGGGAAAATACATTCCGATCAACACAGCAACCAACACACACCAACGGAATTCAATTATATTCTGATGGATATGCTTGGATGGCAATGTATAAAATTGATTTTGCTTTGAGTAAATTCTTAACAGAAACAGTAATGCCGGTTAGTAGTTTATATGATTATACAACTCAAGTAACATCTGGATCATATTCTTCAAAATATAATTCTCTATGTTCTCATGGTGCTGGTGTTACGGGTTCTTGTTATTTTTATTACAATCAAGATACAATAGATCCATTGACTTCAGTAGTACACACCAAAGGAGATTTAGTATCCGGGGTTGGTTCCTCTAATTGGACATGTTCTGTTTGTCACTCTATTGGTGATATGTTAGGATATAAATCAATTCATATTGATTATTTAAATTCATCTTCTGCAATTGTAAGAAATCCAATTGATGAATTAGTAGTCAATTTGGGTTCCATCGATGTAAATAATCGCTATTACATTCAATACAATAATTACCTATACGGTCAGAATTTAAATGGTGGTATTGTTTACCTCCAACTTGATGTTTCTTCTCTTTCGATTGAAGATAGAATTGTAAAGACACAAAAACCAGAGATTACATTCTTAGATCCACTTGGAATAGGCGCAGCAGGAAATATAGAAACTTATTATGATATAAGAAGAAATGCATTTATAGCAAACGGCATAACTCTTCGCTCTGCTGGTACTAATTTTGTAAATCCACACTTTAGCATACCAAATGCGGCTAGCACAAAACTTCAACATGCCATAAATGCTGTATTGATGCCTGATTTGTCAGATCCATCTACTTTCTTACCAACACCAAGAATATCAATAATAAAACAATTGTCAGCAACTGATCTTACTGGTGCGAGTATTGAAACAAAACAAACAGTATTCTCTAAAGTAGGAATTGTCAAAAATCTTACAACAACTAATGGTGTAGATCCAACAATAAACCTACAACCAAATGAATCAGATAATGGAAGAATGACAACTCTTATTACATTAGATGCAAAAACAGGATTTGCTGCACCTATTCTACCAGATATTGAAGCTGGTGAAATTTTTGTTGATAACACAGCAGGAACTACAACAGTTACAATTAAAACTAATGATGCGACAGCAACACAATCAGATTATAGTTCTGCATTAGTGGCTGTAGAAGTCAATTACGATGAAACAAATACTGCTGTATCTTCTACTTTAGAAATTGCTGGTGTAGATGAATTGTTGTTTACTGTATTAACAGGTGCAGATTATGTCAAAATAGGTAATGATACTTTTACAGTAAGTGATATAATTGAGCCAAAGTATGAACTAAATAATGTTGAATATGTTTCAACCAAAATATTGAGCAATAATATTTCATTCGATACCACGACTGGATCGGATTCTTCCGCAAAACTTTCATTCTTAATCTAATATGGCAAACGCAAGTATAATAACAGAAACCTTAACTAATATTCCGGGATTCACACCACCAACATTTGGTGCTGTTGATTTTGGTGTTCCAGCCAATGGAATATATTCTACTGGCTATAAAATGATTGCATTTGAACCCGGTAAGATATTACAAGCCCAAGAACTGAATGAAATTCAATTTAGAATGAATGTTGAGCAAACATTAACAAATCAAATGTTTGCCAATTGGTTAAATGTACTGATGAATTATGGTTCATCGTCTTCAACTGGACCTGGTTGGGAAGGTGCTACTCCAATACACCCAGATTTATTATTATATAAAACTTCTAGTAATGTTCTGTCATTTAAAAATTATGGGGATGGAATATCGCCAGATCCGTGGTTTTTATGTAAAGCAAATTCTTCTGGATTATATTTCTGGTTGTTTTTAGTCACTGATATGGAAGTAGATTTTTCATTAGCAGATATTCAAGAAAACTACTATATTGGTTTCACATTAAATACTACTGCAAGTGAAACCTATACTGGTGAATTAGCGACTTGTAACACTGTTGGACTACAAGGGCATCACCCATTGAATGTTAGAAATACATCTTCATGTGGTTCTGGTAGATATTATATTAAGATAACAGGAATAACTACATCTGATGTTCCTATTACCAACAGTTTCGTTGCATTGGCACAAAAAAGATCCGATGGTCTATATTACCTAAATAACATTAAAGTAAAAGAAATAATAGGATAATATGTCTGACTTTACCTCAATAAACTCAATAAGTCTTGGAACAACATTCGGTGCTTGGTACGCCAAGACGAATGAGATGATTACCCGGTTAAATGCTCTCAAAGTTGGAGGTATAACCGGAGGAGATGGTATTCTTGTCAGGCCACAAACTTCCACACAGGGTGGCTATACATTAGACATTGCTAGTACTATAAGCAAAAATGTAACATTCAATGGTAATGTTACTATAAATGGTGTTTTATCATCAAGTTATGGTGTAGATGTTTCGGGTATTAATGTTGTTCTACCAGCAAATTCCGGTGTTACTGTTGGAAATATAGTCTACCTAGATTCTACTGGTAGACTAGAAAAAGCACTAGCCAACGACGAATGCACATCAGAAGTAGTGGGTGTTGTTATAGGATTTACTGGTGGAAATGCACAAGTGGCTACTACTGGTAAAGTAAGTGGTTCATCTGTTGTTGCAAACTTTTTAGGAACCGCAGGTGCTACACTTCAGAAAGGTGTAGTTTACTTCCTGAGTGGTGGAGTCTCTGGTGCTGGTACTACACTCGAACCAGATGTTACAAGTTATGTTTCTAAGCCAATGCTTCTTGGTTTAACTGGTGATACTGGATTAATTCTTCCATATCGTGGTTATATTGGTTTGACTGCCGCAAGTAGTTCTTCATCCACAAATGCAACTGCAACAAGTGGTGTGTTGAGTATTAACGGTATCACTGCTGCTCTGTGGGATACTGGTACAACCCCGCAGGATAAAAACCTCAGAACAACTGGTCATGTACATGGATTGATGTATATTACAGTAAATACTAGTACAGGCAACGGTCGTTTAACAAAGAAATTAGATTTAAAACTTAATACACCAAATAAATTAGAAACCAGTATTGCTAACAAAAATAATTCTGGTATTCTTTATCCACTAACTTCAAATGAAACTTCTACTACTTCTTCATCTGGTTCGACAACAATTAAAGTAGATTATATTTCAAATTTTACTAACGATGGTTTTCTGTTTTCAACAAGTGGTATAACTGCGGATGTCTATAAATTAACAAATATTAAAATAATTCCAGAAAAAGATTTTAGTCCATCATATTTTACCTTTTCGCTAAACAAACAGTATAGCACATATGCTGGAACTACTATTACTTCAACATATTTTAATGACAGTAATATCTCAGTTCAAGATAATTCTAATCTAAGAATAGAAATTAGAAGAAATGGTTATTCAATAAATGGAGTTTATTTAATAGCGGGTAGCAGTTCCACCTATACTAGCCAAACTAACACTGCTTCTGATTTAATAACTCCAATTATTCAACCCCTCAGATATACTCCACAAAGTAATCAAATATTTACATATGGATTGACTGCTGGAACGATAAGTATTCCAGATTCAAATGGTTCATATCCAATCGTATATACTCCCGCCGGCACCGCCGGCGGGAACCCCGCCACAAAACCATCATCATTTAATATCAATAATATAACTCTTGGTGGTGTTGGTTCTGACGCTTCAAAATATATTCAAGCATCTTGCGAAAATAAATTCATGGATCAGATGACTGGTGCTTCTGGATATACTTTGGAAAGTGCAATACTAGGATGGAATGCAGCATATGGTGCAATTTGTGAAAATCTTTATTTCACTCCAGTTTCATATTTGTATAATAATTCTGGTGTAATGCCAACTCAACAATTTAATTGTAACATTTTATTAGAAATGTATAAGTTCGATACAAATACACGAACAACAACTGGAAGTCCAATTATTGTTTCAAGTAAATATACATTTATTCCAAACTCGTATAGTATTAGTGGTTGGCCTTCAACTCAATTTGGTTAATAAAAAATGACAAATCAAAACACATCTAATTTAATAATAAACGGTAATTTTGATTTATGGCAAAGGGGAACAACCTTTACCATACCATATAATGCAAAGTACTCAAACATCGGAGCTAGTGGCACAACATACACTGCACAAACAGAAAAAACAGCAGATAGATGGTATGCAATAGATACTCAAAAAAGAACCGGAGGAAGCACTGGTTCTATTTCCATTTATAGAGAACTATTTAGTAAGAGCGATGAGCAATATAGTCGTTCAAAATACTATATTACAGTTGCAAACAATATCACATCCGTAACTGGTGGCTATTGCTATTTAGAAAATAAACAAGAAAATTCCACAAAATATGGTGGAATTCCATTAACTCTTTCTTTTTACGCAAAATATTCTGCCGGTGTAACTGGAACCACTTTGGGTTGTTATTTTAGAGAAGCAGTAAGCCCAAACACAACTGAATACAAAAGTATGTTTTCAATTGCACCGATTGATTCATATTGGCAACAATATTCATTTACTTTTCTTCCACCATATGTTTCAAATTCTGGTATATCGGGTGATCATTATTTTGGTGTTGGTTTTAAGATACAGCCAAATACTACAGTAAGTATAAGTTCAGTACAATTAGAAGTCGGATCAATCTCTACAGTAATGTACACAGATTCCGAAGAAGAAAAAACTAGACAAGCAAAATATTATTACACAAGTTATCCAGTAACAACTCTGCCAGGAACAATCACCACAGTTGGTGGTAATGATCTAACTTCAATAGACTTTACTGTAACTCCAAATTACACATACAATTATCACTTCAACACACCGATGAGAAAATCACCATCAATCACTCTATATTCACCCGATAGTGGTGTTGCTAATGATGGTTACAACAAAACCGCAGTAAAAGATATGAGACTAACATCTGGAACTCGCGGTTGGAATCAAGTAACAAGATTCTCTCCAACTGGTGCAGCGACACTCACAACTTCTGGAACTACATATGGAGTGGCATTCAATGTTGCAACTGGTGCAGTAGTTTTTGATGATATTTTAGTTCATATGGTTGCAGATGCCGATTTAGATTATAGTCCATACGATAGAGGTCTGGAAACATAAGGAACATAAATGCCATCTTGCACTAATAACTCTACAATCACAGGAATGCTCGTAACTTCAACCGATACCATCAATGGTAAGCGGTTGTCTTTTAAGCAAGATACTAGCAAGAATTGGGATTCAACCATTGCTGCTGGTAATGTTATTCGTTATGATGTGGCTAATAGTAAGTTCACTCAATCAATTGCAAATCCATACTATAGTGAAACTTTTAATCTATCGCAAGCAGAAGTAGTTGGTGTAGTTGAATCCATAGCACAGGCAACAAGTGGTGTCACATATGCAACCATCGTTACACATGGTTTAATGAACTATCCAAATCTTTTAGGTATAATCAGTGGTATAAGTGGAACCGAGGGTGGTGCGGGTGGAACTGATATTTTCTTCCTAAGCCCAACTGTACTTGGTGGGGTTACCTTTGAGTTCATTGAAGAAACTGGTTACATTGTCAAACCAGTTCTTCAGGTTTGCCCAACTTCTGATGAATTATACAACAGTCTTGTAATCAATTACCTTGGCTACGAATCATCTGCTGCTGAAAACTACACAGTCACTAGAAGCACATCAAATATTGGATCAATACAAACTGTTGATTCAAATTCAAATGTTCCAGATGGTTGGGTTGACACAAGCACACCACAAGTTTTGTCCATAACATCATACAGTGATGCATATAACATCTATGGAACTGATTATGGTTCATATGAACAATTATCCGTAAATGGTTCTTACTCCTTTGTTTCTGCTCTAGCACAACAATCAATAAGACCAATTAGCCCAACAACCGGAAAGGGAGTTGGAGCATACGCATTTGTCACTTCAGTAGATACAGCAAACAACACAATAGTATTAGATCATATAACGCAACAAGAAGAATTGTGGAATTCCACTTATACAACATATGAGTTACAAGTTCCAGTTCTTGGTTTGAATCGTGTAACCGTAACTTCTGGACAAATCACACACTTCAAGACACCAAAACTCTCAACAAATATCGAAGCAAATGCTGGAACTTCAAATCAAATTTCCACATTCAATACAAAAACACTGCTACGAGTCAAAGCAGATACAACAGTATCATACTTACCAGATTCTGCTATCTTCAATAGCATAGAAGTATCAGATACATTGTCCACTCCTAATGTCGCAGATGTTGATGCAAAACTCGTAGCACTAGAAGCACGGATTCAAGCATTAGAACAAATACTAGGAATCTAATATGGCATCAATTCGTGGTAGTAGCCAGTTTAAAGCCATAAAAGGAATCACAATCTATGGAATTACAGGTCCTACTGGACCTCAAGGTCCAAGAGGTAGTGATTATATTGGTCCTACTGGTGCTACTGCTGTAAAGATTGTTTCTGGTATAACCCTATCTGGGTTTACACTAATCACCCGTTTCACCAATGGCACAACTTATGCTGCCTCTGGTTTGCTTTATGGTATAACTG